AGATTGCGGAATTAACAGGGAGGAGACATGATAACATCATCAGAGACATAAGGGGGTTATTATCACAGGGTGTCGCCGTCCTCAATTTTGAGGAGGGGACATATAAGGATGCTAATAACCAAAATAGACCTTGTTACAATCTTACAAAGAAGGGTTGTTTAATTCTCGCTTCCGGATATGATGCTTTATTGCGTGAAAAGATAATTAACAGATGGGAAGAGCTTGAAAAGGAGAAGCGTTCCGGCAACTTCGTTATCCCATCTACATTCAGCGAGGCTCTAATGTTAGCAGCCAAACAAGCGAAAGAAATAGAGGAGAAAGATAAATTGCTGTTAGAGCAGACTCCAAAGGTTGAGTTTTATAATGCCGTTACAGGTAGCGAGGACACTATCGATATGCGAACGGTTGCCACTGTGCTGAATATGGGAATAGGTCGGAATAAAATATTTGAAGTATTAAGAGATAAACGTGTTCTTGATCGTAAAAACATGCCTTATCAAAAGTATATAGATTGGGGGTATTTTAGAACCGTTGAAACTCAATATACAAAAAGTGATGGGACTAACTGCATTAATATAAAAACTGTGGTGTTTCAAAAGGGATTAGATTTTATACGCAAAACATTAACTTTAAACAAATAGGATATGATTGATTTTAGTAAAAGCGTTATTTTCTTAACAAAAGAATGTAAAGAACAGCATGAAAGAATGAAGGCAAAAGGGTTCCATGATCGGGACGTTCCTCTTACTGAGATATTCGGGCTTATCATTTCGGAGATGTGCGAAGCGATGGAGGCGGAGAGAAAAGGTAGGTTTGTAGAAAAAGGTGCTTACGATGTGGTTCTAAGCTGTGAGACTGATTTTGAAAGTGTATTTAAACAGAATATTAAAGATACTGTCAGCGATGAACTTGCAGATGTTTTCATTCGGTGTTTGGACGCAACTGGAAAATATAACAAGGAGAATAACGACATAGTTCTATTCAAGCATTGCATTGATGAACGGGTGAAAATTCTAAATAAAACTCCGAATACATTCGCTTATTACGTATATAATCTCGCATACTGGGTAACAAGTAATGAAAAAATATGCTGCAATTACTTTACTACTATAATGGAGATTTGTGCAGCGATAGCAATCATACATAACATTGATTTAGGTAGAGCGATTGAGGCAAAAATACGGTATAACGAAACCAGAGGCTATAAGCATGGGAAGAAATACTAATAACAAAATAGATAAAAATATGAATTTAGAACAAATCAAAATTAACGCTATTTTAGCGGCTGATCCGGAAGGTATTCAAATAGATGGTAATCACTATCAAGGTGATTCTATTCCTTTGTATCAGTTTCTCAATCAGAATAATGTTAATACAATGGATGGCTATGCGATAAAATACGCATTCCGCCACAGACGAAAAAACAAAGAAAGAGATATTGCGAAAGCTATTCATACTCTACAATTGATTCTGAAAGACGAATACAATATGTATATGTTAGGCGGACAGTTGTACACGAAAGAGCAATATGATGAGTTGCTTAGTCAAGCGAAAAGGGAGGCGGAAGGCAAAGAAACTGAAACTACTGTGATATATACCGATAGGGGGATAAGTATTGAATCTGAGTCTAAAAAGGTGTCAAACAGAAATGTTTACGTTCGGAAAACGCACGAAGTAAAGGCTGTTTATATATCACGTGAAGGTGATTTTAAAAAAGAGATTAGCGATCTTGGCTTGTATATTTATGGTTATAAATCAAATGAAGGTATCTATTTTAGATATAAAAAAGAAAAAGAAATATATGTTAATTACGGAAGTTATGTGTTGCTTTCTGAGGATGGGGTATATTCTGTACTGCCAAAAGTTTATTTTGAAGACATGTACGAACCAAAACTTTAATTTTAATGATTAATAAGTAACTGGTAGGTGTGTTGCAACTATTGCGACATGCCTATCTTTTTATATTCGAGTTAATATATATATATTTGCATAGGTAAACGGTTCATTTTTAGCAAAGTGAATCTATTTTTGTTTAAATATAATTCTTAATAATATGGTTAAGGTAGGTAGTATGGTTAAATCACAAGGAAAAATAAAGAGGACCGATGAACAATGGGAGGCTGACAAAGCACTTGAATCTGAATTTTTTCTAAAGGGGTATTCTTATCGCAGAATCAGAGATAAGATCAATGAACGCTACAAAGAGATGGGGATAGATATACAAATATCTTATCAGTCTGTGTATAACGACATTCAGAAATGTTTGGCTGAGTGGAAACGGGAACAATTCACTAACATAGACCAGTATGTTACACAGGAAATTCAAGCACTCGACAATGTAGCGAGGGAGGCGTGGGAGGAATGGGAACGCTCTAAGCGTCCTAAATGCAAAACGAAATACAGGTTTAAGACTGCTGTCGAGGTGCAAAAGGAAACAACAACGGGTGACCCTTCGTTCTTGAATGTCATTCTTAACGTGCAGCAAAGAAAAGCACGCTTGTTAGGCTATGATAGTCCGTTGGTTGTTTCTATTGTCGGGGATAAAGAAAAAGAGAAACCAAAATACGACTTATCCAGTGTTCCGGCAGATGTCCTCGAAAAGATGGCAGACGCTTTGCAGAATGGAGGTGACGATGAAGATAAATAATATACCACCAGAGGAAATTGTAAAAGCGGTTGCGAGAAACAAATTCAAGAACTTCATTAAGTATATTGATAATGATATAAAACTCAGCAAGTTTCATAAAGCATACTACGAAATTCTTGATAGGTTTGCGCATGGAAAGATAAAAAAGCTGATTGTTTCCTGTCCGCCTCAGCATGGAAAGAGTGAGGGTAGTAGCCGTAAACTACCTGCCTTTATTTTAGGTTTACGTCCGGACGCAAAGATAGCGATAGGTTCTTATGCTGCAACGCTTGCTGAGGGCTTTAATAAGGACGTACAGCGCATTTTAGACACACCGGAGTATATTAGTTTGTTCCCCGGTACTCGAATCATGGGTGCTGAGAAAACGTCACGTTATGAAGCATACACCCGTAATAGCAAAATGACTGAGGTGATAGGCAGAAAAGGGTCGGTTACGGCTGTCGGACGTTCGGGAGGTTTGACGGGTAAATCTGTAAATGTTGCTATACTTGACGACGTTTACAAAGATCACCTTGAAGCTAACTCACCTATTATTCGGGAAGCTGCATGGAAATGGTACACTACGGTTGTCAGAAAGCGCCTTGATAACAACGGTCAAGAATTGATCGTATTTACACGATGGAATAAAGACGACTTGATAGGTCGTATAGAAAAGAAAGAGAAAGTTATCACGGTAACAAAATGGTCTGATCTTGATAATATACCGGAGGGCGCATGGGTAAAGATAAACTTCCCTGCATTGAAGGTAGGTGAACCGACAGAGATAGACAAACGGCATGAAGGTGAGGCGTTGTGGGAAGAGAAACATAGCGCAAAGAAACTTCTTGCTGAGCGTGAACTTGACAAGGTTGAATTTGAGTGCTTGAATCAAGGGAATCCCGGAAGTGCAGAAGGACAGTTATACGGCAAATTTAAAACGTGGTCTGATAAGTCAGATTTCGGTGTCTTTCTCGGTCGTGGTAACTATACCGATTGTGCCGATACCGGAACGGATAACCTTTGTAGTATATGCTATGATAAATACCGATCAAAAGAGCCGGTTTGGAGCGAGAAAGAAAAGGCATACAAGCACCTAATATTCTGTCTTGTGACAGACGTAATATATACCACTGATCCGATAGAGGTTACGCAAGTTACTGTACCGGAAATGTTAAATAGAAACGAAACTGAGTATGCTAATATTGAGAGTAATAATGGTGGTCGCTCTTTTGCTGTTAACATATCACCGAAAACTAAAACCTCGATACGATGGTTCTCTCAGCACAATAACAAAGAGGCGAGGATATTAACGCATGCTGCAAATGTTACGCAATCTATTGTCATGCCGTTCGGTTGGGAGTCTAAATATCCTCGTTTCTACGAAGATGTTACAGGCTATCTGAGGGACTTTAAAGCGAACGCACATGATGATGCGCCGGATACATTAACTGGTATCGTAGAGAAAGAAGTTATGCCCGCTATCGAGCCTAAACGGAGAGGTATCAAGCGTATAAATTAATAGAAAGCAAATTGTATCTATGTTTCAAAATAATATAGGTACATTTGCATTGTTAATTAATTGTTTAACTAAAAATTAAGAAAATATGTTGTATTGTGATTGTCCGTTAGGAACGGCTTTACCGGATATTCCGGTTGTAACATGTCCGGAGAACTTCGGTCAGATTCAGAAAGTAGTATTTCAGAGATTGATGGGTAAAACGGCTGAGAATTCAATAACTGTTGCAACTGCTAAAACATTGGGTACTTGGACGGCTTTACTTGCTGCAAAAGACGCTACTAAAATGGTGGTTTCACCGTACATTGCTGAGCCGACTGTTGAAGCGGGCGAGGCTTTGACGTATGGAGGTGGAAACGCAACGCCCGGTGGCGTAGTTGAAATTTTGGGGTCTAATAGCACTTCGTTCACAGGGAAATTCCTCAAAACGCCTCAGGAAGTAATTAAGGTTTTAAAGGGTCTGATGTGCGAAGTAACTGGAGGACTTGGTGTTTATTTGATTAACGGCAACGGTCAGATCGCTGCTATTAAAGAAGGTGAGAACTACAAACCAATCCCTGTTGAGTCTTTGTTTGTAGGTGACAGAACTATTGGAGGTTTGGAAGCACCGGACACGAATATAATTTCGTGGAGTTTTATGCCTAATTGGTCGGATAACTTGGAGATTTTCAAACCGGAATTTAACCCTCTGACACAGTTAATACCGGCTTCGCCAGCAGTCTAATGAATGCTAAAAAAACAATGGTTTCCCTCACTTGTAAAGAGTTGGGGGAAACTCGTTTATTTGAAGTTGAACATGCCGAACGTCTTTTGTCGATGTTTCCCAGAGGAGGGTGGGAAATAACAGAGGGTGAAGGCTATTATTTAAAACAGGATGGGAAAATCAGTCGAAGAAATACGGGAGATATTCAAAAAGCCGATAAATCGGAAGTGGATACAGAAAGCGAGGGAACAGGAGGAACGAATAGCATTCCACGCAAGGGTAAAGGTTGATGATGTACGCACAAAGCCTGCTTTAGATTTCCTTAACCGGGTGAAGATGTGGATAGCACCGGACAAATACGAGATATTTAACTCTATGTTTCATTTCCCGGTAAAGACAAACGAGGTTACGAGTGAAATATTCGATAAATTGAGTCGAGTGTTTGACGGTCGGAATCCTGCATTTAATTACCAATTTACCGACTCGGAAGATCGTGATGACTGGGAGTATTACAGACAAGAAGTGCTAAAAGAGCCGCATGTTTGGGCTACTGATGGTTGGGATAATTTCAAGGATAGAATTAACTCAGTTCTTGTAATTGATTTGCCAGAGGTGCAGCAGGGTGACAAACCAGAACCTTACTTTTACTTCATTGATATTGCCTCAGTGGTAAGTTATGAAACTACCAAGGAGGATAATAACCTGATGTCGTGGATAATGTTCAAGACGAATGATGAAAGACTGATTCAGATTGATGATGTTTTTTATAGACGTTTTAAAGTAGAAAAGAACAATTCACTCACATTGGAGGTTGAAAGTACGCATGATTTAGGTTATTGCCCTTCGCGTTTCTTTTGGTCTGACTCTATATCATTGCAAGAACCGGATATAAAGAAAAGCCCGCTTACCAAAGTACTTGATTCGCTTGATTGGTATCTGTATCAATCAACTGCAAAAAAACATCTTGATTTGTACGGTGCGTATCCGATTTATTCCGGATATGAACAAGACTGCGATTATGTCGCAAACGGAGGCAAAGAGAGGTGTAACGGACACGGTTTCTTAATCGGTGATAAGGGTGAATATATTGCAGACATGGACGGTCAGCCTATGAAATGTCCAGTATGTTCGTCGAAGCGGCTGAGCGGCGCGGGATCGTATGTAGAGATACCAGTACCAAACGAGCAGCAACCGGACTTATCAGACCCTATCAAAATGCTAACAGCCGACGTATCTGCTTTGCAGTACAACGTGTCTGAAGAAGAGCGTTTAAAGAAGAACATTATTACCTCTGTGACTGGCGTAGGCGGCGAAGTTCAGAAGGAAACAGCCGTAAACGAGAAGCAAGTACAGGCTTCATTCGAGAGTCAAACAACGATTCTAAACCGGATTAAACGAGGCTTTGAGGAAGCACAATGCTTTGTAGACGCAACTGTTTGCCGACTGAGATACGGGAATACTTTCGTTTCATGTTCAATTAACTACGGGACTGAGTTCTATATCTATACACCGGAACAACTTGCAGAGAGATACAAAGTACTCAAAGAATCGGGAGCAAGCGAAAGCGAGTTAGACGCTATGCGTACACAGATAATCGAAACAGAGTATAGGCATGACCCAACACAAATGCAAAGGTTATTAATCTTGAAAGAGATTGAGCCTTATTCTCACTTAACGAGGGAAGAAGCAATTAACTTGTATAAAGAAAACGTTATAAGTGAGGAAGATTTGCGGATAAAACTAAACTTGCCTACATTTGTGCGTAGATTTGAAAGAGAGAACATGAATATTATAGAGTTTGGCTCTAATATTGATTACTCTAATAAGATAAACAAAATTTTAGAAACATTAAAACGTTATGCAAATGAACAGACCACTTTACCCGGAGCATCCGCTTGATAAGGTGACAGCAGAAAATTATCTGTGTCCGGAAAATGAAAAAGGTCGCTATCACGTGATTCAAGAAAGGTCACAGTTTGACCCGAATACTGGTGCGAGGGTATTTTCACCAGTATTGCAGAAATACAGACCTTTAACATTTGAAATGATAGTTTACCCGTATTTGAGTCGAGGAGGCTACAATATTAGAATTGTGCACGATCCCCGAAAGTATGCAAAGGATATGCAGGAATATTCAGAACAGGTTGAAAAAGCAAAGCAAGAACGGGCTTTAGAGGAGCTGAGAGAAAAGATTAGAGAGGAAGAAAGACAAAAGGTTCTTGCTGAGTTGAAAAAGGAAGAAAAGAAAGGAGGTAAGTAATGTTAACGGTAGATATTCTAAAACAAAATAAAGCTTTTTCGGAGCTAACAGATGAACAGTTGAACGCTATTGCTACTCTTTCTCAGAATGACGAGGTACAGGTTGTTCAGACGAAAGTCAAAGAGGAACGTGCAAAAGCAACTTTATCACTGAGTCAAGCGTTCGGCATTGACGATGTTACAGACCTCACATTTGAAAAGGCTGTGGAGTTCGGAAAGAACAAACTTTCTTCTGTCGATTCTGCTAAGTTTGAAAAGACTATTTCAGACCTTAAAACAGAACTTGAGGCCGAAAAAGCAAAGAAGGCAGGTGATAAGGATAACGAGAAAATAGCAGCTTTGCAGGCTGAGTTAAACGATACTAAGACGAAGTATTCGGAGTTAACAAATCAGCTTACAGAGAAAGAAAAAGAGTTCTCAAACAAGCTATCCGATTATAAGATCACTTCCCATATTACACAGGCTTTAGGCAGCATGAAGTTTGGAAAGGGAGTTAATGACGCTATGTTGAATATTATCAAACAGCAAGCAGTTAACGATCTGAAAACTGAGTTTACTCCTACAATTGTCGAGAAAGACGGTAAAGAGAGCATTGTGTTTATGAAAGACGGTGTACCTTACAACAATCCGGCAAACGGTCTGAATCCTTATTCAGTTTCAGAGCTTTTAACAGAGAAATTAAAGCCGTTCGGTGTCCTCGATGAAGGTAGAACCGTGGGAGGCGCAGGAGGCAAAGGAGGCGGAAAAGGAACGCCAACCGCAATTGATCTGACAGGCTGTAAAACTAAGGTAGAGGCGCAGGAGGTTGCGCATAAATACCTTGCCGGAAAAGGTCTGACAGTTGGTTCGGAAGAGTATCAAACAGAACTCAATACCATTTGGCAAGAGAATGATATTCAAAACCTGCCGTTACAGTAAAAACAAAGGGGATACCCATATTTATAAACTTTAAAAACAGATTATTATGAGCTTAATTGCTACACGTACACAGGAAATGCGGTTGAGGAATCCGCAAGTTGACAAGAACATGAGCCGCCTCACAGAGTGGGGTGCTCTTGACTTTTTCCTTTCTCAGACGAATGCACCTGATTCGATGTTGACGGATGAAACTAAAAGACGTGCTTTCTCGTCTATGGGTACAGACATCAAAATTCCGGTGATTGATTATGACGGTACTGTCACAGTTGCAAACGAACGCACATGCGTCATTGAGGACGCTGAGAACACCTCTAAACTGATGGCTGTTGTATGGAAAACATACGCTTTCGGTTTTACGATGGTTCCGACTATGTTTAACAACAACGAAATCGACTATCAGAAAGATTTTGAAAAGAAAATGCTTAAATCTTCTCGTAAATTCTTGGATCAAGTTGATAAGGACGCTATCGCAGCACTGGAAGCAGCTAAAACGCAGAAGTTCGGCAACCTGCTTTACTACACTCAGACAGCAAACGATGTGCAGGTGAATTACATGCAGCGTAATGACATCCTCGGAGATTTGCACCCGATGTTCCGTTCTATGGACTATTCCGGCCAACTTCATATCGTAGGTGATACAGGTGTAGACGCTATTGTTCGGAAGTTGGAACAACACGGAATCTACAACGATGTTAACAAGCAACTGGAATATGCAAATAAGATTTTCCACTTTACAAATAACATGGTTTTGGAAAGCGAAAACTTTGCTCAATTCTACGCAGTTGAAAGCGGTAATGTTGGTATGTTGACCCGTGTTGACCGTGAAGCCCTCAGACGAGCAACCTCTAAAGCAGGTCACGAATGGGACGTTATCAACTTCCCGTTTGCAGGCTTCCAAGTCGGTACACATTACTACGAGTCGGTAGGTGATCAGTCAAAAATCGCAGGCGCAGCAACTGCTGACATGACATGTAACATCAAGGAGCACTACGGTTTCTCTGTTGATATTGCTTTCGTTGTAGCTTACAACTCAGCACCGAAAACTGTTTCCAACCCGGTTATGAAGGTTGAAATTAAGAAAGACGGTTCACAGTTTGGAGGTACACCAGTTTACATTACGAACGCTGCACAAGTAGGAGTCCCCGGTGAGGGTGGTGCGCTTGATGCCAATATTGCTCAAGTGAAAGGTGAGGCAGCTTCAGCGGAAGGTGATGTACTTAACGTGAAAACCTCGGCAGGAGCATAGCGAGAAACTAAAATAGATGTTTAATGAAAAGGGAGGGGAAACAAAATCCCTTCCCTTTTTTAATTCAGTATAACATGTACAGAATCAAAGACATAAAAGACAGTTTGAAAAACGTAGTAGGTTGGAGGCAGTCATACGATTTAGACAATCAGATAGACACCGAACTAACAACGTCTGAAAGCGGTATTTCCTATCAAGACGTTCACCCGCTTGTGACGCTTGAAAACATATCATCTATAATGCCGTTAGACTACTATAAGAAGTATCCGGAATACAGCGATACAAAGACTTATGCGGTCGGTGACAAGGTGAGGTTTAACAGTGATCCTCTATTGTCGAAACCGTCTGTATGGATGGCTACAAACGGAACAACCGGAGGGCAGCCCTCAGAGGGAGGTCGAAACTGGGAGAGATATAACCCTTTGTCCGATTACCTCAGAGAGTTAAACGAAAAAGCAATAACGGCTACTATCACTAAATTTATCACGGAAAAGACGATAGCCGGGGAAACAAAGACGCTGTTAGAGCGTAGGCCACTGTTTGACGGTTCGGGCTACTACACTAACCAAATTGACCCTACAAAGAGCATGGTAGGATATGAAATATTGCCAGTTCGGGCGATGGGTGTGACTACAAAGGTAGAAAGGATAGGTTTGCAGTTTACTAAGCCAGTAAAGGTTAAAATGTATCTCTTTCATAGCTCACAGCCTCAGCCTATATATACATTCGACTTGAGTTATACGGGTAATGGGTCTTATCAATGGTTTGATGTACCGGACGCATTTTTACCTTATATTTCTGAGGCAACGTCACCGGGCGGCACATGGTATCTGTGCTATGATCAAGAACAATTGCCGTATGATGTATTTGCAATCAACATGGCTAAAGACTTCAGCACAGAGCCGTGCGGAACTTGTAACGTTGGCAGTGTACAGGCATGGAGAGAGCTAACAAAGTATATTCAAATATCACCTTTCCGGAACGACGCAAAGAACGGTGAAAATCTGTTTGACATTCAATCAAGCGTCTATACCCCCGCAACGTGTTACGGAATGAATGTGCAGTTTACGGTAGCTTGTGACATAACAGACTTCATCATAAGCGAAAGACTTGTATTTGCGAACGCTCTTTCTTTGCAGATGGCTGCTTATATCCTCCGTGAACTTGCTTTGAATCCGAACGTCCGGCAGAATGCTAATCAATTGAACATTGATAGAGAATCAATCTTATACGAGGTTGACGGTGTATCACAGGGTCGTGCGCAGGGTATCGGACATCAGTTGAACCAAGCAATGAAAGCGTTAAGCGTAGATACTAAAGGTATGGATAGAATATGCTTGACTTGCCGGAACGGTGGTATCAGATTTAAATCGACATGATAACAAACTTATTAGATAGAGTTAAGAAAGTGAAAGAGGCTTTAGACTCAGGACGAATAGCAAAGGAAATTGTGCGGGATAACGATAACATTCTTATCGACATGAACGCACAAGATCAGTTATTCGCCAAAGGTGTTAACAGGTTGGGAGTCCGTATAGATGAATATAGGCCGTACAGCCCTTTCACTATAAAGGTTAAGATAGAGAAGCGGCAACCGTATGACCGGGTAACTCTAAAGGATACAGGGGAGTTTTACGACTCTTTTTATGTTGAAACGGCTGGGGACAGATTTTATATTAAAGCCTCAGACGAAAAAACAGACTGGCTGATTAAGAAATACGGTGCTGAGATATTCGGTTTAACTAATGAATCGCTCGCTGAATTTATTGACGATTATGTGAAAGACGAAGCGGCAAAAAAAGTAAAGGAGATACTAAATGAAAGATAGAGTTATTTTAAGGCCGAATGCGGTACTTTTCGATGAAGTGATAGGAAATGTACAGGTTAGCCTAACAAAGTCGCTACAATGGCTAAATTATGCGTTTGGTGGCGCATATAAGTTAGTGGAGCGAACGGAGAAAGGAAAGTTCGTCACTCCGTCCGTTTATTACAAGGACAAAGACTATTTGAGGTTAGAACCGAATGACAAATACGGCAACACCTGCTTTTTTTATATCCATGACTCGCAAGATTACGAGGATAACGGAGCGTTCGGTTTCGGTGATTTGAAAGGTGAGGTAAGTATTATATTCTGGTTCGACACCCGGACAATTCCCGGTGCAGAGGGGTATAATGTTGAGTTCGTCAAACAACGCATATTACGAGCGTTAACGCATGAACTTGAATTGTCATACGGAGGTTTGAACGTTAAGCGGATATTTAATGATGCAAAGAATGTGTATGACGGCTTTAGTATTGAGAAAACCGACAATCAATTCTACGTATATCCTTATGCTTGTCTACGTTTTGTGTGTGATATGATTGCACCGGAGGCATGCTACCAATAATACGATAAGGGGAATATATATATATGTATATATCCCCTTTTGTGTTAAATAAGTGTTAAAGCTTAAAGTTTTGCTTTGTGTTTCAAAAGTTATGCTTATATTTGCAATGTCAAACAACGAAAGACCCCACAATCTAACCAAGACGCAAAAAGATTGTTGAAAGATTAAGTTCGTAAGAGTAGAAAATAAGCAACGGTATCTACGAAGGGTCAAATGAAGGTTCGGTATCCGATTAAATGAAGCTATAAAGCCCAAATCTTTCGATGAATGACAAAGTAGTAACAATTAAATAACAAGGACATGAAAAGATATTTTGTAAACGGTAAAGAGATTAGCGAGAAAGAAGCAAAAGAAATTGAAGCTAACAATAAAAAGTACATGGAAAGCAACGATTTTAATCTTTGGGCTAAATGTGAATTTATAACAGTGATAGAAAAATAGTAGTAAACAGGGTGGCAGAAATGCCACCTATGAAATAACAATTATGAAATATGGAATTAAAGATTTTTGAAAACGAGCAATTTGGACAAGTAAGAATTGCAATGAACGATAGCGGCGAACCAATGTTTTGTTTGGCAGACCTTTGTATGGTATTAGACCTTACTCCAAGCAAGGTAGCCCAACGTTTGGAAGAGGATGTACTTTCAAAGTACCCCCTTTTAACAGCGGGAGGAATTCAGCAAGCTAATTTCGTCAATGAAGACGGTTTGTATGACGTAATACTTGATTCCCGCAAGTCAGAAGCCAAAAAGTTTAGAAAGTGGATCACTTCGGAAATTCTACCATCAATTCGCAGAACTGGAAGTTATTCAGTTAAACCTAAACTTCCAAGCTATGCTGAGGCTTTAAGGCAACTTGCAGACAAAGTGGAGGAAAACGAACGGTTACAGATTGAGAACAAGGATATGAAGCCGAAAGCGGAATACTTTGATGAAATAGTAGACCGGAACGGACTAACCAATTTTAGAGATACAGCAAAGCTGTTAGGCGTGTCTGAAAAAGCATTTATCTTTTTTCTGATTGACAAGAAGTACATTTACAGAGACCAGAAAGGAAAGTTAAAGCCAGTCGCCAAGCATGTGGGTAGCTTTTTTGAGCTAAAGGAATGGGCGAAAGGTGAAAAGGCAGGGACTCAAACACTGGTAACTGCAAAAGGTAGAGATCACTTTTTAAAATTAATCAATAACGTAAAATTGTAATAACATGGAAAAGAAAGTAAGTAGCACAGGGATGTATGAAACAACGTATTCGGGTGATGCATTCGTAGGTAAATTATCCACGCCTACAAAGATAGGTTTGACAGACCAAACGAAAGTAGTTCTTTTGGAGTATCTGACAGAAAGTTTAGATTTTCATACGTTGGTATGCGATATAACCGGAGTTGAAAGAAAACAAGTGAAGGCATCTCCGGAACTCGAAAAACTGAAAGAGGAATATTCGCATATGCGAGAAAGTTACGAGCATGAAAAAAAGCAAAGAAATGATTTAATTCGCAAATGGAGGGAGGAAACAGCAAAGAGATTGGACGCTGAGAGAGAAAGAGATAGTGCGCAAAGACATCATAAGTTTGTAATGGATGAAATTTTCTCAATGCTGAAAGAAGTTGAATGCAACTCTGTGAGAGGTATTGTAGATGAATTGAAGGCTGAGAGAGCAAACGGGAAATTGTTGGAGGAGGATAACGAGTTATGCAGACGGGAGAATGACAGACTAAAGCTAAACGAGGCTTTGCAAGCGTTACACATAGACGATTTACTAACCAATGCCAAGTTAACAATGGGAGAGGAAGAAGCGGAAGAGCTAAGACTTGAAGCCGAAAAGAGGTATAATACAAAAATTGAGTATTTTAATAGGTGCTATCAGAATCAAGTAGATACAATAGCCACTCAAATGAACAATATTTTAAAACTGAGGAAAGAACTTGAAGCGCAGAAAGATTTAGTTAAAAAATATGTGGCTAAATCTGAGAAATTGCAATCAAAATTAGATAAAGCCTCAAAGCAGTACGGTGAGTTGATTAAGATAATCAACGATAGAGCCATCAAATCAATTTAATATAAACAGTCCGGTGTAATAGCCGGACTTAAAAATAAAACATTATGAAAGTAGTGAGAATGTTGGAAATTGAACCTGAAATAGGGGAAGAGGTAACCGTTGAAACAAATGAATATACTTACTCGTGTATTGCAGAGAAAATCAAAGACTCTTCATGTGAGGGGTGTTTATTTGATAGCTTACAAAAGTGTGAATATATACGATGTTCCGGGCGTTTTAGAAGAGATGAAAATGACATTATACTTAAATGTGTATCAAGAAAAGAAAGGGAAGATAGCGATGGGAAAATTTAAAAGCGTAGAACTATATGACACATTCATAATAGATCACCCAGTGACAGGGGAAACGATCAGAGTGCAAGCAATGGAAGGTAACAATGTAATATCATGCAGGGAATGCCTATTCCGGCAAAAGGAGTTTAAAAAGATATGCCAGATTATGCGATGTGTCGATATGGGCACGGGAAAGTGTCAAACCTATAAACAAGTAAAGTTATGAAAGGATTAGATTTATCATGCCTGCCAATAAATTTGGAGGTAGGCGAAACGATGGAGTTGATAGATAACGACGGCAAGTGCCATTTATTGCAGTGCGTCAAACAGAAATGCAATAATGTATGTGCCGGGTGCTTTTTTGACAAAATAAAAATACCGTTTGACTGTGATCAAGTTAAATGTTCTGTATTGGAAAGAAAGGACGATGTAATATACGTAGAGCTTCCAGTAAAGAACGAGTTCGAGGAATTTACTTAAACCAATAGTTACTTTTGGTAACTATAGTACTTACTTTTAGTAACTATTAAAGCGAAAGTTGAAAAATTAAAGTTTAATATAAAAGTGTTGACTTATGAAAGAAGAAGTTATTTTAATGCTATCAGAGCTACGTTCTCAAATCAATGGCACAATTATGCGTGTGGAGAAAGAAAGTCCCGCAGATGGCAAGGAAATGGTGTCTATGTTGATGTCTTGTGACTTTGTTGATGTGTACGACTTACTGGGAGGAGAAACGAGTGCATTTTTGGAGTATATGGAAAGTTGTGGTTTCATCAGAACTGAAATGCAAAACATTAATGTTAATGGCAACCGTTCTTATGTTCAGTGTGAAAGGGTGTCTATCCACGATTGGATGGAATTTGTGCCGGGTAAGGGGTGTTTGTGTCACCCTGCATTGATTGCTTTGTATAGGAACTATACAGAAAATAGCTAATCATGAATATTTTAAATATAAAACGTTTGAGAGATATTCAGAATGAAATTTCGGATATTATAAAAAGTCTTGATGATCCGACAAGTGATTACGTGAACGCAAAACGGTTTTTACTTGATGATTATTACGATTTTAGGCAATGGGCTATTCAGAAAGGGTATCTAACGGTTGAGTATGATCCACATTTAAGTGATAGAATTATGACGAAAACCAATTGCGAGTTTATTTATATAGAATCAGATTTCAATGGAGACAGGTTTTTTATGGTGCATAAGGACATAATTACGATGTACACCCAAAGCAAGATGGCTATTAATGATTAAGCACAGATTAGGAGGTTAACGCCTCCTTTTCTTGTTTATATACATTTGCTTTTTATCCCGCCTTGGAGCGATTCAGACTAACCTTTTAATTATCAATGTGTTTTGTTTTTCGCTATTTATTCATACATTTGTACAAAACTAATGTGTTATAATATGGAAAAGGTAAATTTACTATTAAATTGTGCGCTTCTTGTGGCGTTTATGGCGGCTTTTGTCGTTGGTTTATTGCGAAAGTGGGGAGTAATCGAAAGATTGCAGGTATTCGGTGATCTGTGGCTTAAAAAGATATTCCCTGCATATAGTCGTAGCTTCATGTATCAGTTGGCAGGGTGCAATTTTTGCCTGTCGTTTTGGGTGTCGTTTGTGGTGTCGGTGGTATTCGCCATCTCTTTCAGTGATCCGTTGTTCCTTGTTACACCGTTATTTGCTGCGCCTGTTTGTCGAATCTTAATTTAATAAGTATGAAGTATAATAGCGTATTACCACCGTTTGAAACGGTTGATATTATCAAGTATAATGGTGTAGAGTTTTTGCAAAGTTTTGCCGATGCAGTCGCTATTCTTTCGGAGTCTGAAAATATGGGAACGTATGAAGTTAACGGAAGGCTTATACAGTGCTATAAGGGTGATTATCTGATTAAGGAGGCAAAAGGGCACATCTATTGCCTTGATGCTGAGGCTGTGTCTATTCTATTTGAGAAAGGAGGTGAGGAATGAAAGTAGGACGGCATGAAGTTGAGTTGTATGAAGGGATAGACTCGCTGCCTATTGCGAGGTATCAAAAGTTCAATCGGTTGATGTTAGTTGATTCTGGTGTAGGCTCTACGATTGAGGAACTGGACACCCACCTGCAAAGGGCAATTCTGTATTGCAGATCGAATCCGGAACACACGTACACCGAACTGCTAAACCTCAGGCAGTCGTTTCACATGGCAACGAACGGTATTCACCCGGGCATGATTGCCTTTGGTTCGTTCGTTAAGTCATTGGACGGTAAAGAGTATCCGGTACACATAACGGACGAGCAATTGCAGGAAATACACACCATTCTATCAGATGTAACCGTTTCGGAGCTGTCAGAGGCAAACGAGGCGGTTAAAAAAAAAATAGAGGGTGAGATGTCGATGTACTTCCCTTCAATGGGTGACAGCCCTCAGATCAAAGAGTACTACGATCTGAAATTGCAGCTACTAACCGCAATGTTAGATCAAACAGCGAACGGGACGGATAGAGGCGAGGAAATACAGTCGTTGACCGATCAGTTGACCGTGTTTTATCCGCCTCGCTGCTTTCAAGGTGAGAAATCTGTTGAGATACAGTCAGATAAGGAGTTTGCGGAAATGTGCCTGCTTATCACAAAGGAGATGCACATCAATGCAAAGGACATGACAGTATTTGATTTCTATTCAGCATTCGAGATGATTAAAAGACAAAGTAAAAAAGCTAAAAAGTAAATTATATGGCAAACGATGTTAAAGGAATAAAATATAGCGATCTGATACAGCCGGATAACAGCATATCGGAAGCGGTTAAGCAGTTAGAGCAACTGCAAAAGCTATATGAAACAATGTTAAAGCGTATCGAAGAAGGTGCGAAAGGTCTGCAAAAGCCACTCAGTGAGGGAGGCGGAGCGACTGAGGAAGGACGCAAAAAGATTGACGCTTATGAAAAACAAGTAAGGTCACTTGCAAAGGCGGAAGAAGATTTAAAGTTGGCTATGACGGACACCTCTAAGGAGATAGCCGTATTAAAGCAGCAGCAGACAGACCAGACACGCCTCAACAAGTTGGTTGCTAAACTTAATAACTCAATGGCGGGAAGCTACAATGCCCTGTCGGCACAATACGAGCTAAATAAGATTAAGATGAATAATCTTTCGCAGTCGTATTTAGAGAATACAGAAGCCGGTAAGAGACTTGTTAAACAAACAGCTGAGATATACGCAGCGATGGATAAGTACCAAAAGAGCACCGGAAAACACACTCTCAGCGTGGGTAATTACAAGCAAGCGTTTGACGGTTTAGGTTTCTCAGTATCACAGGTTGCACGTGAGTTGCCTTCATTGGCGATCAGTGCTAACACCTTCTTCCTTGCTATCTCTAATAATATCCCGATGGTAATAGACGAGATACAAAAGCTGAGGGCTGCAAATGAAGCGGCTGCAAAAGCAGGTGAGGCGCAAGTAAGTATAACCGGGAAACTTATTAAGTCGATGTTTTCATTTAATACAGTTATGGTGCTTGTGCTTACTGCCTTTTCTCTGTGGGGTAAGGATATAACCAACTGGATAGGCAGCCTATTCACCGGAAAGAAGCGGGTAGAGAACCTGACAAGCAGCCTTAAACACATGGCAGACGCTATGCAAAATGCACGCTTAGAGACAGCGAAAGAGATTTTAAAACTCAACTTGCTGTACAAAACAGCTACAAACAACGCTAAATCTACAAACGAAAGAACGAAAGCGGTTAAGGCATTGAAAAGAGAGTACCCCGAATATTTCAAGAACCTCAGCGATGAAGAAATAAAGTTAGGGAAAGCGTCTAAAGCATACAAAGAGGCAACTAAGGCTATTACAGAGAATGCAAAAGCACGTGCCGCACTGGATAAGATTACAGAGTTGCAAAAGGAGTTTATAGATACAGATCAAAAGAGGATCGGTTTGTTGACGAAACAAGTACAAGCACAACAAGAGCTTGACAAAGCGGAGGTTGACGCACAAAAAACGCTTGATTTAGGATATGAAGCATTCGAAGCGCGTTCAATCGGAATAGTATCTAATGTTAATAAGCTTAAATCAAACATTAAATCGTATGGGGAAGAAGCGGAAACTCTTGCTAAAAAACAGGATATTTTAACTAAGTCAATGGGAAATCTCACTAAGTTTGTTAATGTTGATTCGGTGACCGGAAAGGATACTACTAAGGACAGCAAGAAAAAGGAGTTCGATCTACTAAAAGCCTACGAGGAAAGCAGAATAGCTCTGATTACAGACGCCCGAAAGCAAGAAGAAGCGGAGATAAGAGAGGCAGCGATGGCGGAACTTGCTAAGTTGGAGAAGGATACAACGGAAAAGCAAAGAGCCACACAGCTGTATGCAGATACCGTTTATAACATAGAGGCAAAACTACGTAGGGACTTGGAAAGGTTGCGTGAAAAGTGGGAGTTGGAGGACTTACAGAAATCGCATGACTTTATGAACGAACGTCTGAGGGCTGTTCGTGCCGGAACTGGGGAAGAACTGTTATTGCAAACTTACTTGCTTGAAAACGAACGGAAACAAGATGAACTACACATTAGACAATCGACTGACACAGAAGCGGTAAAGAATGAACGTCTATTGATATTACAGCGTGCGTATCAACTTGCTTCTGCAAAGCTGAGAGATGATTTCACGAAGGATCAGAATAATCGTATAATATCCCGGTCTGTGTTCCGCTTGCAGCAAGAACAACGAGCGAGCGAAGCCGAATTTAACATTGTGCAGAGATCAGCTAAAGAGCAGGAAGTCTACCGGTTAAAGGCTGAGCGTCAAAAATGGGAACAGATATTAGAGCTAACACGATTGTACGGGTCTAAGATTACAGGCTACGAGATTAAGACGGTTGAGGACACTATCAAGGGGATAGATAACACTATCAAGCAAAAGTCTTCCGGTTGGGACTCGGAACAGGGTGTATTTGGTAACCTGTTTGACCAAATGTTTGGCGGTGCGTTCCGTGACAAGGACGGGAAGTCAGGCAAAGAGCGTGCAGAGGAGTTTAAGCAGTCGATTGCAGACGCTTCGGAGTACGCAATAGAGAATCTTAAGAGCGTAGCACAAGCGAGGGTAGAGGCAGCAGAAAAAGCGGTGCAAGCAGCAGAAAAGGAAGTGTCAGCCCGACAGAAGGTTTTGGACGCTGAGATACAAGCGAGGGCAAACGGATACGCCAACAACGTAGCTACGGCACAGAAGGAACTGGACTTTGCACGCAAACAGCAAGAAAAGGCTCTGAGGGATAAAAAGAAGGCACAGAAGCAACAGGAACGCATAGATACGCTTATGCAGGCAAGCTCTTTGGTGACCGCAACGGCTAACTTGTGGAAGGACTTAGGTTTAGCCGCTATCCCCGCAATCGCTATTATGTGGGGTTCTTTTGCTTTTGCTAAGATCAAAGCCTCTCAGTTATCTAAAGCCTCAGACCAAACGGAGGAATACGGTAACGGTACGGTCGAAATGATTGACTACGGAGGCTCACACGCTTCGGGCAATGACGTTGATTTAGGCACAACGAAGGACGGCAAGCGCAGACGGGTAGAAAAGGGTGAGTATTTTGCAGTAATTAACAAGCGTTCCTCACAACGTTATAGGCGATTAGTTCCGGACTTGATTAATTCACTGAATAAAGGTACTTTTGAACAGAAATACCTAAACGCCTATTCCGGTGCTGATGAAGTCACGAATATCATGCAGGGAGGCAACGTAGATTTGTCTAATGTAGAACGTGATTTGAAGTCAATCAAGGAGAGTGCCGGACACAAGTTTATAACTGGAGCGGACGGTACGATAATTGAGGTGAAAGGAAATGTTAAACGTATAATAAAGACGAAATGAATGTAAAGGATTTGAGGTTTAAAATCGGGGGTGTGATTGTCCACCCCCTTTATACAGAGCTAAAGAGAAAGTTCGGCAAAGAGAATCAACAGGAGTTTTTCAGAGAGACAATAGAAGGTAGCCTCACTTTCATCGGTGCGGACTATTTGTTAATAAAGAATAAGAGCATTGAAGATGTGATCTACATGACTATCGAACAAAAGGACAAAGGACAGCTGGAGACGCAATACACTGTAATCTATGAAGCGTATTTCAGTAAGACTGATTGCGAGATAGATAACGACAATCGGAGTTGCAAGGTTAAGTTATCACCGAAAGACGCTTATTCCGGAATAATAAAGAACATTGAGAATAAATATGACTTAATCAGACTTGCACCTGCCTTGACTCAGATAGGCGTGTATAAGCGTCCGCTTGTGCAGGTGTACATTGCAGGTGCAGGAACAATATCTAACTACCTTGCAGGGACTCAGTATGAAACGGATGTGTATAACGTGGTTACGGATAGTAACGAGCTGACTAACAAACACTACTTTGCTTTCTTTGCTGCATATAACGAGGTTGAAGTAAAGGCGGTTCCATATCAATCGTTTAACGGCAAATACTACGGGAAGAACGGTATGTACACGAAGTTGGACGGGAATTACTCAATTAAATGGAATTATAGCGAGGGTCTTAATATAGGCTATCTGTCACTTGAAAACAGGGACGGTGTAATACTGTACAGATCGCAAAAGATAACATGGAAGGATAAGAGCTATTTCTACATAGACGTCTCTGATATTACGTTTGAAAGGGTAGTAGAAGAGCCTACATTCCCTCAGTCATTCGGAGGGAATACCGTATTGCTTCAAAAGGTATTTCAGCGTTTGCTGCTTGACCTTCCGGAACTGGACGGAAGCCCTACCGGAAGATTATCTCCCGAAGATGTTTACCCGACAAATAGTAATTACCTGTATGCCGCACCGCTTGTGGGAAACTATTTCTATACGTCTACAAAGGTGCAGGAAGTCCCCACCGAATATGGCGTAAACGATGAAGGAAAGTACTTTGTTGATAACTTTCTCCCTACCGTTGTTGGAGCGGGTAAACTGTATCCGGTGTGTCGGTCAAGGTGGGGAAATATGTCTATTTGGTTTGAGTATGATCCATCCTATAACGCCCTTGAACAACGTGCGAGAAAGAAGTATGTGTTAAGACACTCTTTTTCGATAAGTGACGCAATAAAGACGCTACTCACACAGGTAGACCCAACGTTGCACCACGAAGCCACAGAGGAATATTCACGTTTCTTATACGGTACATCTAATCCGTTGACTGGCGCGCCTTACAGAGTGTTTATCACTCCAAAGAGTAACATTCTAAAGGGTGAATACGATCAGCCCGCAAAGAAGGCAGAAACGACACTCAGCGACATATTTAAAATGCTTCGTGACACAATGAAATTGTACTGGTTTATAGACGGTGATAAACTGAGGATAGAGCATGTATCATACTTCATGTCTGGAGGCTCTTATACTGGTACTGGTACGGTCGGCATAGACTTAACTAAGCTAAGGTATGCAAAGAGCGGACAACTATTCACATTTAAGACTAACACGCTTAAGTATGATAAAACCGATCTTCCGTCACGCTTTGAATTTTCTTGGATGGACGACACGACTAATACCTTTGCCGGATTCCCCATTGACGTTAAATCAAACTATGTGCAGGAAGGGAAGAAAGAGGATATTCGAGTAGCTAACTTTTCGTCTGATGTTGACTACATGCTACTATCCCCTGGCGACTTTTCCTCAGATGGTTTTGCGCTGCTTGGTGCGGTTCAAAAGTCCGGCAAATGGGAACTGCCGTTTGTTACGGTGCCGTTGACGGATAAGTCGGGTAATAACTACAGCGTCACGCCTCAAAACGGCTACATGTCATTCCTGCACCTTGTGAAGTACTACATGTACGATATGCCAGCCGCTAACATTGAACACGAAGGAGATAAAACGGTGACTGTACAACGGCTGAGGCGGAGCATGACGCAAGATTTGTCTTTCACCTACGACACAACGCCCGATCCGACCAAGCTAATGACTACGGACGTGGGAAACGGGAAGCCTCTAACCATGACTGAGGACTTGACCACTCGAGAAATAACCGTTTCACTCACATATACCCCCTCTTAATAGGGGGTATTTTTGTATATTTGCCCAATAATCAAATTTTTATAAACATGAATACATTCAACAACTTTAGTCCATTAGCTTTCAGAGAGAAAAGCATGAAGGCTACGTATAAAAAATGGTACGCTTATGGTAAAGAGTTTGCTTTGCCGTTTAGTACAACCGAATTACCACCGTTTCAGTTTACAGTTGCCAGTCTGCCAACATTTGACCCTACTACGGTAGAGGTGTTCCTCGTGGATGAAGCAACCGGAACGAGAGTTGCAACTGGTATCAAAATAAAAGTTGATACGATGGACGAACATAACTCAGTTTTATACGTATCACCCGGGAGCAATGTGTATGCTAAATCAATAGAGCCAGGTGTATATCGTGCTGAGTTCGCTATACCCGAAGGCGAAACATACGTATCTACACCCATTTGCGTGACTGATGGTATTGAAACTAATACCAACTTCGTGAAATTGGAATATTGGAATGACGAAAAGTTAGCTTATCCTAATGGATTCGTTACGACGGGTACGGATAATGATTTCAAGTTTCAGATGTATATTCCGACTACCTTCTTTAAACCGAAATACGAGTTCGAAGAAGAGATAACAAAGAGAGCAGGCTATAAGTTTCTCGAATTGCAGACTTGCAACAAGGTGTTCGGCTTCAACTTCCTCGCACCGGAGTATATTTGCGATGCGCTTCGTTTAGTGCGTCTATCTGACTATATCCGTTTCACACATGATGGTGAGTATTACAACGCTCTAAACTTCGAGTACAACCCAGACTGGCAGGATAACGGCTATTTGGCCGCAATCGAATGCCAGTTTGAGACAGATACGATCATTCAGAAACTCCCTTCTTTTAATCGGAGAGATAGAGAGTCTTTTTATAATGCCCTACTCGCTGACATAGACACTCCTATTCTGTTTAGTCCGGACGTAGTAGGGCTGTATTACCGTGAATATAAACAGGGAGAACCTACTATTAAGGGCAAATTGATTCGGGAACTGTCGCCAATTGATCTGATAGATGAAAACACTACTATTGCCGTGGATATGGGTGCGGGTGAGGCACGCAAATTCAACCTTTACCGCATGTTAGAGGGCTACATCTCGAAGAATCACGAAGATGTAACGGAGTTCCTTTTGTCCCTACGTGGAGGTGTTAATATCGGTACACAGAATACAAGCGGTGAGTATCCTGCAAGTGTAGACCGGTACGGTAATGCCAATGTAAAGGATATACATGGTAATGATGCAACGTTGAACAAAGTCACAGGAAAAGACGCTACGTTTAAAACTGCGGAAACTGGCTTCTTAACTGTTAACAAGACTTCCGCAACAATTGACGGAATGGGTAATGCCAATGTAAACGATTTAACAGCAAGAGGTGACTCTATGTTGCGCAGTGACGTATATACAGGGTCGAAAAATGGCAGTCATACCGGAAAGATAACGGAAGAAGGACAGTTGCAGTACCTTTCAGCTATCATCTACGAGTTCCTTTCGTCCGAAACGTTCGTTCCAGGCTTCTTAGGTGAGGGCTTTAAAATATGGTTGGAAAACGGTAACTGGAATATCGAATGCGATAACCTAACCGTCCGCCAAACTATGAACATCTTTGAGTTGCTTATCCAAAAGATACGTAGCGTCAATGGCGCTATTGTCGTGTCCCAGTCAAACGGCAAGGTTACATCCGTTGAGGACACAGGGACTCAGTACAAAATCACTTTCGGAGAGGAATTTCCTACCTTCCAAGAAGGTGACTTGATACGCTGCCAGTCGTGGAGTAAGAACAATCTTAAATTCTACTGGGTAGAGGTAAAGACAGCAGCAGACGGTTATGTTCTTTGCGATAAGTCCGAGTTTAACAACGTTGTCCCGGCTGTTGGTGATGAAGTTGTGCAGATGGGTAACACGAAGAACGCGGAACGGCAAGCGTTGATTTATATCACAGCCCAGGAAAGCGGCAAACCGTACATTGAGATTCTGAACGGTGTCAAAACAAAGAGTCTAACCGGAACTGACCGCACCCGTCTTGGCGATTTGTCTAACATTGTAGACCCCGATTTCACAGGTGAGGCGGCTGTTAAAGGAACTGGATTCTACTCTACTAACGCCTTCTTAAAGGGTATCTTTGTGTTGCGCAACGGAAAGCGTGTAGAGGACGAAATCAAGATTGCAAAGGACGCAGCAGACCAAGCGGCACAGGATGCAGCGAATGCAGCACAGTCGGCACAGGAAGCCAAAAACAGGCTTAATAAATGGGCTGATGATGGCTTTATCTCACCGACTGAGAAACCTGCATTGATTGACGAAGGGAAGCGCATTAAAGCCGAATACCTGCAAATTAAAGCGAATGCGGACAAATACGGTGTTCTTGTAACTGAATACACAGAGGCGTATAACAACTATCTGAATGAACTACGTTATCACTCAGCAGCCACACCGGAGGATATTGCCGTTCGTCCGGAACTGGCACAGACACAAACAATCTACTACGACAAACGTAACGGAGCGTTGAATGCCATTGCGGACGCTGCTAAATCGTATGTAGATAACGCGGATAAGCAACTGAAAGAATACTTGGATACTGAAATAACAGCTGTTCCGGGTAAGATTGAACTCGCTGTACGTAGTCTGAAAGTGGCTGATGTTAACTTATTGAAAGGTGCATATAAGGAGTTGAAAAACGCTGACTATGGTTTCGGTGCTTATTCATACGATGTACCATTTGTAAATGGTAAAGAATACATGTTAACAGTATGTTATACCTTATCGGCAAATAACACATATATCGAAGCCTACGCAAATGGAGGTTCTAATTTTATTGCAAATTTTGACACTAAAGGTGACAAGGTTGTTGAAAGCAAAAAGGTTACTATGGTAGGTTACAAACCTGGCGAAGGACTTTGGTTTTTCCAGTTTCCTAATGGTACTTACGGCTCAAAAGTACATTGGGCTGTTTTGACTGATGGCAATTTAGGTGTAACCAGTTGGATTCCTGCTGCAAGCGAGCGAGTTGCAGGTATTAAGAACTTATGCTCTTTTAAACGTATTGTTGATGCGGGATTCACCTATGCTTCACGATATGATGATGACGGTACAATTCTTATGTTGCCATCGGTATTGCACAAGGAGTCATTTGTAGCTAATAAGGATATGTTCGGTTTAACCTATGACTCTCAAAAAAGGTATTATGTATTTATAGATCATTTTGTTCCATCGGCTACAATTCCTAATGGCACAAGAAGTATCTCTTTGCGGATCGTGTACACTGATGGCACAAGCGAGGCCATGTCGGTATTTAATGACAGCATAGAAAACAATTTCATCCTTACATCAAAGGCTATTAGATACATATTGGGTTCTTATGACACTTCTATCCCGACTTACTTGCGTATTGGTGTATTTGAAACAGACATTCCTGTTTCTTGGAGTCCCGCACCCGAAGATCAATTATACCAGTCTGTGAAGTACACTGATACTCAAATTTTGGCAGTAGACGGTAAAATATCGCTGTCTGTAGCAACGGAATTAAACAAGCGTGTTATTGGTGGAGCTAATTTGATATTAAAATCGGGTACATGTGTTACTGGTGTTAACAGGAGTGCATATTTTGATATGTCCCAATATTTTAGAGATTTGAGAGGGAAGAAAGTTACTATTTCCTTCGATTATGAATATAGTAATTTGGAATTAGGTGGCAATAATCGAATAGGGCTTGAAGAGCAAATATCGAAAGACGGAACTTCCGAATATTATTATGTGGGAGCTTTTAAGTACTTCAACTCTTTGTCACCTAAAGCTGAAAAAGGACGATTTGTTAATACTATTACAATACCCGAAGATATTGTAAACTCTCAGAATAAAGGAATAAATTTAATTATTCAAGTAGGGAATAGTACAAACATGAAAGTTTGCAATCCTCAGATTGAAATCGGAGATACTGCAACAGGGTGGAAGCCTGCTCCAGAAGATGGTGTAATAGAATCTAAGGAATATACCAATAGTCAAATTAGTGTAGTCGAAGGTAAGATCGAGTTATCTGTTAAAACGCAATTAGAGAAATCTACTATCGGAGGTGAAAACTTATTAGACGGTTCTAAAAATTATTGGTTTAATGAATCAGATTATGGCTCAAATGTTACTTTACTTCGTGATGGTGACGCAGGTGCAACACTCGTTAAGGGAAAGGGATTATTTAATTCATATAAAAAGTGGATGCCAGTTAATAAATCCGAGATACGTAATGGTGTGGAATATACCTTAGGTATAGATATAAACGTACAAGGTAACTATTATCATAACGGTAGCTTTTGGGTAAATATAAGAAGATATGAAGGTTCTAATGTAATAATATTGGCAAATGAATATGTTTATATAGAAAACAAGCCCAATTGGGTAAGGTATTACGTCACTTTTAAAACTCCCGATAGTGGTAATATTAACGATTTGCTTTTCCTTTGTGGATTTTCCGGTGAAAACAAAACGGATAATCCAGGTGTAAGTTATTATTATAGAAATATAAATCTAACTGAAGGTGGAATCGGCACTTCGTGGAGTCCATCTGCCAATGATACCTACAACAAGAGTGTTGAGTACACCGTTTCTCAGATTGATATTGTAGAGGGTAAGATAGAATCTAAGGTTGAAAAGACTGTATATCAATCTGGCTTATCACGAGCTGAAGCAATAGCTCGTTATGTGTCTACTGGTAGAATGCTACCTGAACATTCTGATGTTACATTTAAAACAGGATTAAATGGATTGAAATCCTATAATAACTATCCATCAGAAGGTGTAAAACTTCATAGAACTTCAGGCTCAACTATACCAAATGGTTCCGGATACATGGCTGTTATTACATGTAGAGAGAGTTTAGGTACTTTACCCGGTGCTGGTGGCTTTTATTTTGGAAATATATCAAGGGCTAATGCTGTATTTTTATACAAGATAGTAGCAATGATACCGGGTGGCAAAACGATTGAATTTGCTACAAATCCAATTGGGGATGGATCAGTAAATGAATGGTTAACAAGCCAAAAAGGCACCGGTAAATGGGAAGAATACTACTGTTTGGTAAAGTGCGGTGATAAAGGTGCTTTTGAAAGAACAGGTTATTTCCATATAATAGAACCAGGGACATTTGAATGGTATTTAGCTTATGCTACGTGTTATGATATTTATGGAGATAATTCTCAAATTACTAAGACGGATTATCAAACCAAGATAACTCAGTTGGACCAATCAATATCACTAAAAGCGTCACAAACCGATCTAACCGCCACAACCGAAAGAGTGAGACTGGCTGAGATTAAACTTGATTCCACAAGCATTAAACTTGGCGTTGTTGAGGGTAAAGCAGACGATGCGCAATCAACTGCAAGCAGTGCAAATACTGCCGCAGGCAATGCACAAAAGACCGCTAATACAGCTAACAGTACGGCTGACTATGCAAAAAAAACCGCAGACGCAACAGCAAACGGTCTTACATTCACAGGTATATACATAGCTCAGAAAAAGATAATTCTTGCCTCTGACAATGTAGTATTTCAGAACAACGCAGGACAGCAAACAGCCGCCATCAATGCAAACGGTCGCTTGACTGCCAACGCGATTGAGGCTGGTGAGGTTGTTGCGAGCGGTTTTGCAGCGCAGCGAATCACAACGGGGAACTTGACGGTGACGAATGGTGCGGTGATTGCGGGAATGACGATTTCGGACGGTGTGTTGCGAGGTAGTAATGTGGAACTCACTAACGGAGCGAAGATAGGTAGTTTTATAATATCGAACGGTATATTTTCGGCACAAGGAGTTCCGGCAGGTATGCAAATGTCACTGGGTAGCAACCTTTCAACTTTCGACAGTAGCGGAGTTAAGATAGACCACAATTCCGGTGGTTATGCCTTAACTACGAGCGGAAACGGAAGGGTGTATTTGAAGGGGTCTTCATTTTGGGCTGAGTGTCAAGATTATGAATTTATAGGCGCTACAAGTTGGAAAGCACCGGGAGTATTTTATGCTGCAACTATTTTAAGTAATGGCAATATCGGTCGAACGTGGGGGAATCCCGACTTTCATATAACAAGGGTAGATCATACGGCAACTGGAACATATACGATTCATATGTCTGGAAATGTTGGGGCCGTATTTCCTACACTTACTTGTTATGATCTGACTAAATGGGCTTATCCGGTTATTTCCTTATTAAGTGAAAATAGTATATCATATAAAATGGTAGATGTTTCTCGACAACTTGTTAATTGCGGAGTTTGTATCCATTTTTGCGGTATGGTATAACATTAATTTTAACGGTAAGTTGGTTTTATCCTTCTTACCGTTTACCTTTGTAGCAAATAATTTATTCATTCACAATTAAATATCATTTTTTATGGCAACAAAAGAAGCTATTTTTGATTTGGCGAGTGTTAAGTACTCGAAAGAAACACAGATTTTGAATTATAGTTTTGAAACGGCAAACGGGCTGTTTGATGGTCAGATTACAATCGTACAGCAACCGGAGCAGGCTAAGCAGATTACTCACTGTACGGCTGAGGTGTCTGTTAAGGAGATGGTGCAAGTTCCTGGAACGGATAACACGCCTACCATGCAGGAACAATATGTTAAGTTGGGCACTTTGTCGATGTCGCAGGCTCGTTTTGAGCTAAACCAGTTCCCAATGCATGAAAAAACGCCCGCTTTGCTTGGAGATTTTCAGAACTACATTTTTGCATTAACTAAACAATCAGAATAATGTCACAGGAACAAATTAGGCTGCTGATGGTATCCACATGCAGCCCTATTCTTGCATTTTTAACACCTACGTCCGGCTTTTTAACGGCACTTGTGTTTATGTTTGTCTTTAACATAATTTGCGGTATGCGTGCGGACGGTGTAAGCGTGTCAATCAAAGGTGCTCAGAGATTCACTATCTTTAAATTCGTATCGGCTTTACAGGAGTTTTTGCTTTATATGATGATTGTAGTAGTGATATTCTCAGCGGTAACTAAGATGGGAGATAAAGACGCTGCTATCATGTGCGCAAAGACAATAACGTATGTGTTCATGTACGTTTACTTATGCAACGGTTTCCGTAACTTGTGCATGACATACCCGAACAACAAAGGTTTCAAACTGATTTATCACATCATTAGGTTTGAGTTTAAGAGGCTGATGGGTGAACATGCGTCAAAGATAATCGAAGAGCAGGAGGAGAAAGAAAAACAAGTAATTCACAAGGGGGTATAATTCCCCCTTTAAACATTTAGATTATGAAGTATTTTACGATTAAAGAACTAACAAAGTCCTCTACGGCTGAGGCTAAGGGGATAGATAACACCCCAACACCTGAGGTGGAGCGTAATTTAACGGCTTTGGTTGAAAACGTATTAGACGGTGTTAGATCGATTTACGGTAAACCTATAACTGTCAATTCGGGATATCGGTGTCCGGAGCTAAACAAGGCAGTCGGAGGTTCTGCAACGTCCGATCACGTAAAAGGTTTTTCGGCTGATATTACCGGAGGCAGTAAGGAGGAAAACGAACGGTTGTTCAACATCATTAAGCACAACTTTCATTTCTCCCAGTTAATAAACGAGAAGAATTTCAGTTGGGTGCATGTATCTTACAATCCCAATAACTTAAAAAACCAAACATTGAAACTATGAAAGCTAAAATAACAGCCATAGCAGCGTTTTCTATCCTTTGCCTACTAATTGTATGCCTTCTTAGGTATAACGCGAAACTGAGGGAAGAAAACGGTGTTCTGAACAGGAATGTAAGTATACTTACTACTCAGAATGTAGCATACCGAACGGAGTCCGGCAAATCAGCAATGAAAACGGAGGAGCTAAACCTCACATTGCGCCAGTATCGGAATACATTGCAGGGGAAAGACAGCACTATAAAGGACTTGAAACAAAGTATCAAAGACTTAAAGAGTCATACAAGCATTCAAACGTCAACGGAGAGCACATTTTCCGGCTCGCTACGTGATAGTATTATAATTCGTGATAGCTTGGCTACTGACACATTGAAATGCTTAAATTTCGCCTCTAAATGGGTAGATGTTATAGGATGCATAGAGCCGACCGATACATTTGCGGGCAAAGTAACCGTCCGGGACAGCTTGGAGTTGCTTAACATAGAGCACCGGAAACGTTTCTTATGGTGGAGATTAAAGAAAGTGAAGTACCGGGAGTTTATCATAACCAGTAAAAATCCAGATACGCAAATACTTGATTTAAAGGTGACTACAATAATTAAATAGTTAACGTTGGTTAAAGCTATTGCAGGTATAAAAATAATGCCTACATTTGCAGAGTCGAAACGGATTAATGAATACTTAATAACAGAGGTTTGCGAGTCATTAACAAACGTACCGTTTCGACATTGCAATCATGGTTTTTTAATATTAAGCGATTATTCCCTACTGGTTTGTGAAAATAGGTAGGTTTTTAAAAAGAAAATTTCTATTCATTGATATATAATATAGGTTAATTAGTTAGGTAATTGTTGTTTATTTGATTTTTTGTCATTTTTCATTTTTCCCCGTTGCTTGTGAAAGTAGCGGGGTTTTTATTGTCTTATCTCAGATGTGCAAACGTTAAATTAGTGTTAAACATTAAAGTTTTGCTTTGTAATTTAAAGTTTTGCTTTATATTTGCAGTGTCGAAAGAAACAAAGTAGTAACATTAAAAAAATTAGAGCTATGACAATTGAACAAGTTGAAAAAGGAAGAGAATTATTAGACGAACTTAACGTTTGGAAAGCACGTCTCAAACAATGGAAAAATAGTAGCCTTTCATGCATTACTATTGAAAGAAACAATTGCGTTGATGTTCGTTTTAATGGAAAGGAAGACGATTTATCTATTCGATTCTTCCATGAAGTTGAATTGAAATACGGTGAATTGTGTGAAAAACAAATAGAGTTGTTAACTAAAGAACTTGAAGAATTATGAAATTTATTAAGAAGCAAAGCGATAAGATACTGATAACCACAAGGGACGAAGCGTTTGAGATATATGTACGTAGACACCCGGTTATAAGTAGGCTTATTCACGAGATCGGAATGGAGATTATACAGCAAGCGTACTACGGCAATCATGTAGCCCGAATACCGATTGGGACAGATGATAAGGATATTTTAAATACCATCTATCAAGTGTTAGAGAATGACGGGTATAAACATTCCTTCGATATAGTAGAAAAGGTTTTAACAGTAAATATATTATAAACAGCAATTTTAAAGTTATGAATAACATTATTAAAGTTGGCGAAACTATAAACGCAAGTGAGTATATGACTTCAATGGAGGTTGCAGAAATTACAGGAAAGGAACATAAACATGTTATGCGTGATATTAGAGTTCTATTAGAGCAGGGTGTGCATGAGTCCAATTTTGGTCTGACGTTCATTATCAGAACTTTACCTAATAATGCTCAAAGAAAAGACCCTTGTTATAATATCACAAAGAAGGGGTGTTTAATTCTCGCTTCCGGATATAACGCATTATTGCGTGAAAAGATAAGTTCTATAAATTAATCAATAAGTAATCAATTTTAAAAATTAATCAATTATGAAAACTTCAAATTATTTATTCAGTGTTTTAGTAGGTTTGTGTTTGATGGCTATTGCCGCTTTTCTTTCGTCTTGTGGCGATGAAGAAACGAAGTATGAAACTAATTATTCGGTTATAGTACCGGAGTGGCAAACGGTGTACGTAGAAGGTGAGTGCACAACGAATGTAGCCTTATATGTTTGGGATAAGGTAGAGTTAACGTCGGACTACGTTAAGGTATATTCAATGGGACATGTGAATTATCTGAAAGTTACCTCTACTGAAATGGATATTTACGGCTTTATCATTTACCACATTGATAGCTATAACAAAGAAACCATTCAGTACCACCCGAAAGACGGTGTTCTTCGACACTCTCAGCAATTAAACGGAGCTGAAATAACCGTTGTTTTTAGACCATTACACTAACATTAAAACCTTCCGGTGTACAGGTCAACCGGGTAAACAACAAATGAAAGATAGAATAACTGAAAACCAATTGCAGCTAATTACTAAGGATAAAAAGCTGTCTGAGATGATAGAGGGAATCACTCAGATACGTTCTATTGTCAAAGAAAAGATGAAGGTATATGAATGTATAACATATACTGAGGACGATATAGAAGAAGCAAAAGCAGATAGGGCAATGATTAACAAATCGTCTAAAGCCCTAAATGATACCCGAATCGAACTCGAAAAGATATACATGCAGCCTTTTAATAAGTTCAAAGATGTAGTCAAAGATACATGTGCCATGTTAGACCTCACCTCAAACAGCATAGATTTGCAGATTAAGAAGTTTGAGCAGGAAGAAAAAGACGCGAAGATGAAGCAAATAAGGGACTATTTCGACGAGCATAACGAGTATCTTATAAATTTTGACCGTTGCTTTAAATCGAACTGGCTAAACAAGAACAAAGGTATTGCGATTGTTCGGGCTGAGATTAACGAACTGTTTGAACTGGTAGCGGCTGACTTCGAGAAACTGAAAGAGCATTTTGAGGGTGAACCTTGTTATATGGCTATAATTGACAGGTATCAAGATACGTTGGACTATAACAATACCTACCAATACGGTGTATCACTCGTTAATAAGGCACTGGAAGCCACCACAGCGCTAAACTCGCCTCAGACGAATAACACACCACCACAGCAACTACAACCGCTAAAACAGCCGGAAAACAAGCCTCAGAGCGAACAGGTTTATGTAAGAGCGTTTAAGGTCAAAGTAACAAGGGAACAAGCATTTGCACTGGCTGACTTTATGAAGGCAAACAACATTGAGTTTGAGAGTATTAAATTATAAGGGGGGTATTCCCCTCTTTTTTTTATTCCATTCACAAAGGTTAATTTCATGTTAAAACCTAAAGTTTTGCTTTGTGTTTTAAATTTAATCTTTATATTTGCAGAGTCAAAAGGAAACAAAGTACTAACAATTTAAAAACAACAATTATGGTTATAAAAACAAGGTTTAATGTTGGCGAAGAAGTGATGTACGGTGCACATGAAGAGCCGTTTAGAGTATTCTCCATTGAGATTCACGTAGGTAAAAAGGATAAGAACGTAAATTATCTCGTTCAGAGTCAATATGGTTTTATTCGTAGAGTGAGAGAAAATGATCTAATTAAATATCAGGTTAAAAATAACAAGTAAATTATGCAACAGTATTTAGACTTACTTTCTTATGTTTTGAATTATGGCGAAAAGCGAGAGGACAGAACCGGAACGGGAACAATCAGCGTTTTCGGAAGTACTCAAAAGGTTTATGATCTCCGTGACGGCTTCCCGCTTGTAACTACTAAAAAGCTATTCACAAAGGGTATTATACATGAATTGCTTTGGTTTATTAAAGGTGATACCAACATTAAGTACCTGCTTGAAAACGGTGTTCATATTTGGGACGCATGGGCAGATAAGGATGGTAATTTAGGACGGATATACGGTGCGCAATGGCGTGAATGGCGTGTTAATAGCAGGACTAAAATAGATCAGCTTAAATCAGTCATTGATATGATAAAGAATGATCCTTATTCACGCAGATTAATCGTAAATTCGTGGAACGTTGGCGACATCGATAAAATGAACTTGCCTCCCTGCCACTGTTTTTACCAGTTTTACGTATCAAAGGACGGCTTTTTAGACCTGCAATTGTATCAACGTAGTGCAGATTTATTCTTGGGCGTTCCGTTCAACATTGCGTCTTATTCGTTGCTGCTTTCAATGGTGGCGCAAGTATGCAATTTGAAGCCTCGTAAATTCATTCATACGTTGGGTGACGCTCACATATATTTGAATCATATTGAACAGGTAAGGACGCAATTAGATCGCATTCCGTTGCGATTGCCGGAACTGGTTTTGAATCCTTCCGTTACAGATTTATTTGACTTCAAATTTGAGGATATAGATATTATTGATTATAACAGCCATTCGGCAATTAGAGGGGAGGTAGCAGTATGAATGAAGATGAAACTGTAAGATTTTTAGCATGTAATAAAATCGATTATTACGAAAGATACCTTAATATGGAATCTGTGTATTATCTAAAAAACTTGTATAAGAGAAACTTAAGTATATTTTTAAAAGGTAAGATATTAGACGCTATCAATCGCAAGTTATCCGGTATGTAATTTAAAAGGGGAGTACAACGCTATGTATTCCCCTTTTTCGTTCTATCCTCACGGACTAAACGAGTCAATAAACAATAAGTAGTAACAAGTATTTAAGAAAAGTTCTACAAAAATAGTTCTAACAGTCGTTCTATGCGTACATTTCCACTATTTTAAATTTCATTAACTATAAAAATAAAGAATTTCTTTGTGTATTTAAAGTTTTGCCTTATCTTTGCATTATTGAATTAAGTAAGTAACAATTAAAAGTAGTATATATGAATCAGAATGAAGTACATGTTTGTCCGTATTGCGAAGGCGATTTATACCTTTGGCAATCTTATCCGGTTTTTAGCAAAGAATATTGCGATTACGATTGTGAGCCGGAACAAGAAGAAGAAAATATTTATAAATGTAGTGAATGTGGAAGGGAGGTAATAGATGTCGAGTGATTTTAAGATTAATGAAGCTATTTTAAACGCTAAATTGAACGGCTTAAAAGTGAGTAAAAAAGAGATAGCTGAAATGTTGTGGGAGGATACAAAGCCAAAATCAAGAACGGTCAACATGTCCTCTCTTTGCAACCGGAGGACACGAAAGATTAATATTGAATGGGTCTCAAAAATATGTGAGGCTACTGGAGTGGACGCAAATTTTCTGTTTAACATAAAACCAAAAAACAATGATTAAAAATTTATCAAAGATTCAGAACGAGATGAACGTCAAGAAAGGACGTTACAACAAGTTCGGAGGTTATTATTATCGTTCTTGTGAGGATATTTTGCAAACGGCAAAAGAGGTATGCGATAAATACGGTTGTTATGTGAATGTAACCGATTCTATCGAATATATTGAAGGAAGATTCTACGTTAAAGCGACTGCAAAGGTTGTGGATATAGAAACCGGAGAATCAGAAACGGCAACTGCATTTGCCCGTGAGGAAGAAAGCAAAAAAGGAATGGACGGTGCACAGTTGACCGGAGCAACATCAAGCTACGCACGAAAATACGCCCTCTGTGGACTTTTTGCAATTGATGATAGTATAGATACCGATTCATCAGACGGGACGCAGGAAAACGAAGGAAAAGCGGCAAATAAGAAGGGTGCTAAATCTTCATCAACAAGTCAACCGGATAACTCACAGAGTCAAACAGCTATTTTGGTCGGATACGTCAACGAGTGTACAACGGTTGAACAACTGAGTAACTTGTTTAAAGCTAATCAAGCATATCAATCGGATAGTACATTTATGAATGCGCTCTCAAAGAAAAGGACAGAGATCGAAGGAAGTAAGAAATGAAAAGAATGGATAGCAGTGAGATTCACTATTTAAGTAGGTTAAAATATACTTTAGGCTTTCGTGGTGTCAAATTTATTAATCCCACACCAAAAGAACAAAGGTATATGCGTAGCCTATCTTTTAAAATACAGATAAATAAAATAGATAAAGAGAGAGCGAAAAATAAATCAAAATTTCCATTTTAAAATATACTATTATGAATAATATTATAACATTACCCAAACTTAATCAATCAGATGTTATCTACATTGAAGATACGCATGAGTATTTCACACCGGACTTTAAGAAGTTGCACGGTATAACCGGATTTATCAACGATCAATTGTTTCCCGGCAAACTTGACGGTATCCCCGAAAGCGTTTTATCCCTTGCTACTGAGCGAGGGAAACGAGTACATGAAGAATGTGAAAACATAGATAACGAAGGGATTGAAGCCGAATCAAAACAGGGTGAGAACTATCTCAGATTAAAAAGTGACTTCGGACTAACTCACATTGCCTCAGAATATATAGTAACAGATAACGAGTTTATTGCATCACCGATTGATAAGGTGTATTTAGGCAGATACTCCGACTCTGTTATACTTGGAGATATAAAGACTACATATAAATTAGACATGTTGTATCTGTCTTGGCAATTGTCAATCTATGCCTATTATTTTGAAAGACAAAATACCCATTTGAAAGTAGATACTTTGTTGGCTATATGGTTGAGAGGTGAGGATACAGATGGTATTGTACAGGTAGAACGGATACCGGATAAAGAGATAGAGATATTTCTTCAATGTTGTAAAGAGGGCTTGAAATACGTAGATAATTGCAGTGCTGATTCATACGTTGCAAAATTGAACGATCTCCCAGCAAAGGTTAGCAACGTTGAGGAATCAGTATATCAGTTAATCGAAATGCAAAAGACGCTTGACGAACAAATGAATAAGTTTAAATCTCAGTTACTCGAATTGATGCAGGATGCGAAAGCGGACAATATCAAAGGTGACTTAATTACTATCACCCGGAAGAAGGCATATAGCCGTGAATCCCTTGATACTAAAGCGTTGAAAGAGAAGTATCCGGATATTTACGCGGAATTTATTAAATACTCGGATGTGAAAGAATCAATTCAAATTAAAGCGAAATGAATAAGATAGATTTTATTGTGCATAGAAACAAACTTATCACTAAGTGCCCTTTTAGTTTAAAGAAAGTTGGTTCTTCCGCTTGTCTAAACTGTAAATACTTCATTAAAGAAGAATCTTATACGTGTTTTGATGATGGTGGAGAGGGCACTATTTTATGTTCTAAAACAAAGAATGGTGTATCTAATAATTTAAAGTATGAAGAAGATTAATAAACTGGCAATAGATTCAGTAATAGACTGCTTTAGTACAGATATATGCAAGTATTGCTATGTTAGTAAGGTATTATCTGATTTTGCCGCTCTTTGTGAATATCCGTATTGCTCTAATGCTGCAAAGAAATATATTATACGTAAAAATATAGAAATAGGAATGGACCAGAAATATTTGCATTATGAAAACAAGTTGAAATATATGCTTGTGGGCAGTGGCGAAAAGATAAATACTGAGGCAACGAAAAAACAAAAGAAGTGGTATAAATCACTGTCGTATATTAGATGGTATAACAAAATAAAGTAAGATATGGTTATAGATGAAAAGATAGCAAATGAAATTGGTTTAGAGGCTGCTGCCGTTTATTCAGAAATGATTCTTATCCTCTGCACAGGAATGTACAGAGAAAAGTTCAAGGGGTGTCGAGTTAAACAAGTCCCTAATACCGTTTTTGTTTCGATAGCAAAGCTAAAAGAGATCATCCCGTTCATGTCTACGAAGAAGTTATATAACGCTGTAAATCGCCTCGTATCGGCTGGATACATAAGAGAGGCAAATTATCGGTTACCCGGCATGAATACTACTAAATGTTATCAGATGGTAGAGAGATAGACCCGGTTCTGATTGTAATATGCACCCCACTTGCAAACGTTGTGAGTGGGGTGTTTTTTTGTAAGTATCTGATATTCATCCTGTTTACGAAAAAGATTAAAAATAAAACTGTTTTTACTTGCAGTATATTATAATTAACACTATATTTGCAGTGTTGAATAAATAAACAATAGTAATATGAAATTAGAAAATCTTATTAAAGTAAAGAGCTACGCTGATATGAAAGGTGTTACAGTACCTTGGATTTGGCGTTTAATTAAAGGTGGTAAATTGGAGTGTATATACATTGATGGTATGTGCTTCATTGTCTTGTCTGATGAAGAATTAGAGGACTACAAAAAGTTTAGAAAAACGCTTGACGAGTTGTTAAGAAAATAATAATTAATAATTAAAATTTTAAATCATGGTATCGAATTTATCTAAAGTTGGCGAAACTATAAACGCAAAAGAGTATATGACATCAAAAGAGATTGCGACAATTACAGGCAAACCGCATAATGATGTATTAAAAGCTATTAGAGCTATGGAGTTAGCTTGGTATAAAATTACTAAGGGAAATTTTTCCCTCAGTGAATATACAGATTCCACAGGTCGAAAACTTCCTATGTATAAGCTAACAAAAACAGAGTGCCTGTATATAGCAACAAAGTTCAACGATGAAGCGAGAGCAAAACTTGTTATTCGGTGGGAAGAATTGGAAAGAGCTAACAGCATGGGAAACTTTAACGTTCCTAAATCATTCCGTGAGGCCTTGTTGCTTGCAGCCGAACAACAGGAAGTTATCGAAAATCAGCAAAAACAGATCGAGGAAAAGAACGCAAAGATCGAAGCTGACAAACCGAAAGTTCTATTCAGCGAAGCCGTCGAAGCGTCAAAGAAGTCTATTCTTATCCGTGAACTGGCGAAGATAATAACTCAAAATGGATATCAGATCGGAGAAAAGCAACTGTATGAACGCCTCAGAAAAGCTGGTTATCTTTGCAGCGTTGGAGAGTCACGCAATCAGCCGTCTCAAGCATACATGAACATGGGTCTGTTTGAGATTAAGAAACGTATTGTTATGGATGGTTCAGAATCTAAGGTCTATAATACAACGGTTGTAACTCCGAAAGGAGTAAGGTATTTTGTGAATAAGTTTTTAGGTAAGAAGTAAATAACATGGCGGGGTAATACCCGCCTATAAAAACGAATAATAATTAATTAATAACCAATAAAGAAGGAGTCAATATGCCAATAAGTGAAGTTTATAATATGGATTGCATGGAATATATGAAAAATATTCCTGATAAGTTCTTTGATTTAGCAGTGGTTGACCCACCGTATGGGATAAATGCAGCAAATATGGCAAATACTAAAAGCGCAAGGAATAGGCTACAACAAGGAGCTGAGAAATTAAAGAATAGAGTTTTGCAGACTTTAAAAAAAGACTGGGATTTTTACCCTCCTGAAGATAATTATTTTAAAGAACTATTTAGAGTTAGTAAAGAGGCAATAATATGGGAAGGGAACTACTTTAATTTACCTCCAACTCGTTGTGTGATATGTTGGGATAAGATGCAACTATGGCCTAATTTTTCTCAAGTTGAAATAGCGTGGACTTCTTTCGGTTCACCTGCTAAAATTTTTAAGTATGATAATAGGACGGCCGATAAGATTCATCCCACGCAGAAACCAATCGCCCTCTATGCTTGGATTTTGAAAAATTATGCAAAATCAGGAAATAAGATTCTTGATACTCACTTAGGAAGTGGGAGCAATCGCATAGCCGCATATAAATTAGGCTTCGATTTTTATGCAACCGAAATAGATAAAGACTATTTTGAAGCACAGGAGGAACGGTTTCGGTGTGAGTGTTTCGGAGAAATAAAAACAGAGAAAGGAACTTTAGTGCAAACAAGCCTATTTGGCGTATAACTATTTAGAACTTATATAATAAATAAATAACATGGCAGGGTAACACCTGCCTATAAAAACGAATATTATGACACATTGTTTTGATGATAAAATAGCAAAGGAACTGGGCATAGAAGCTGCATGTGTCTTGCACAATTTTGCGTTTTGGATAAACAAGAATATAGCAGATAACCGCAATTATTTTGAAGGTAGATACTGGACTTATAACACAAGGGAGGCGTTATCTAAACTATTCCCATATATGAACTCGTTGAAGGTATATAGAGTTATCGGAAAGTTGGAAGAAGAAGGATATATATTAAAGGGAAATTTTAATAAATCACGCATGGATCGAACAACGTGGTATGCGCTTACAGAAAAGTGTATTAACATGTTAGTTTCATGTGGTTATACGATAATAGGATACTCTGATACGAATTATCAAAAATGCAAAATGCAAGTTGAAAATGTGCAAAATGCAAGTTGCATGAATGAACAGACTATACCAGATAGTATATATACAGATAGTAATACTAAATTGACTAACGTCAATTATAGTATAGCCACGCGCGAAGAAACGGATTTGTTCGAAGTTGAATCAAATAACGATCCTCTACCCTCAGAGATATTTGGATTCACTGCTAAAGGACTTGACGTAACAAAGAAAACAATCGAAAGGACAGATAAGCTATTTACTCAGCTAACATTTCCTTTCGAGTCTGAGGACTTTAAACGCTTATTCTACGTTCTAATGACTCAACCTAAATGGCGTGTAAAGACAAAGACTCTAACAGCTATGCAAGCTAATTTAAACGAGATAGCGCAATTTGAAGAAGAATTTGCTAAAAGCCTTATTCAACAAAGTATATCGAAAGGTTGGGCATCACTGGTGTACGAGTCGACTCCTAAACAATACCTGCAATGGCTGAGAGAGAAAACGGGAGCTACTAACCAATATCAGCAAAACAACTCTCAGCAATATAAGACAAAGCAGTATTTTGCTAATGACGAGCACCGGGAGATATACGAGAGATACCTAACAGAGACGTTTGATTAACGAGAATGGCATTTGCTTTGCGAATTTAAGACTTTAATAATAAAAACGAGTAATCTAACATGGAAATAGAGAAATATCAAAATAGAGGCGGAAAAGTGGCTTTATCGAGTGGCGTACTTCCGTCGTTCGTAGAGAGAAATAGAGAATTAATACAGTCTAATAAAATAAAGCAGCTTTCCAAGGTAGATCAGCGCATATTTGCAGAATCTACGAGAAAATTAATTTCTGAAGAAGAAAGCGAAGAAAAGAAAATAGAGTATTTAGGCATTATATTTATCGGGGTATGTTCTGATTTTGGTCTGAATGCACCGGAACGTAGTGCGGTTAAAAGCGTGTTTTCTTCGATTTTTGACGTTATTGATTTGTATTTTGACGATCTTTCATTCGCTGAGGTCAAGCTTGCTTGGCGGTTGCTTGCTGTCGGTGAACTTGATAACTACCTGCCTAAAGATCGCTTCGGGAATCCGGATAAGAATCATTATGGCAGCTTGAATGTAGATTATGTAACGAAGGTATTGAAAGCATACCGAAAGCGTAAAGCGGACATGATGGCAAAAACTACTGCGCTATTGCCTGATAAGCCGAAAGCGACACCGGAACAAGAAAGAGCATTTTTGAATGTGCAAGCAAACAACTTCATATTTGCAATTATGAAGTATAAGTATAGCGGACGGTTTAAGGTTGAATCTGAGAGTCTTATAAGCGAGTCAACATTCAAGTATATGGAACGACTGGGGTACGACATGGATACTATACCGACATACGAGGATAAGAAGTTAGCTTTGGCGCAATTTAAAGGCAGACCGATAAATAGTTTTGCACAAGTGTTTGAGAAGGAATGTTTAGCGACTGTTGGTATTGAACATGAAGCCGTTTATTTTCGGGCTTTAATGATAGCAAAGAAACGTTTGTTACTCCGGTATTGGGACGAAATGTTGATAGAGGAGGATAGCATTAAGGATTTGTATTACTATAAACATTAAAAACATGGAAATTAATATTTTAGTTGGAATTGACCCCGGTGTATCAGCCGGGGGAATAGCCATTTATAAACCTGGAAGCCCGCTTGTAACGGTTAAAATGCCGGAGGAACCTTTGGATATATACAGGTTATTCAAAAAGATTAAGCGTTCCGGTAGCCCAATGATTGTTGTTGAGAGGCTGTCAATTAGAGGTGATGATACCGGAGGTAAGCAATATCGCATAGTTACTATGCTTGAAAACTACAACAACCTTGTATGTTGTGCGAAAGTCCTCGAAATGCCTTTAGTGCTCGTTACTCCAATGACGTGGCAAACTGGTTTAGGCCTGAGAACAAAGGGAGCTAAAGAGGATAAGTCGCTGAGAAAAGAGAAGTATTTTCAGTTTGCTAAACGTTCCTTCCCGACTGGTAACGTCTTTAAGTGGAATAGTGATGCGGTTTGCATACTTCGCTTTACTCAGCTGATGATAGCTAACAAGCCTAAGTGGATATCGGAGCATTTAGCCAACAATTCAGATTGCGTGTTTTCCTTTGATTTAACGAACGATTCCATCGGATATGATAGATTACTCAGAGATGAAGGGAAAGTTGAATAGCGGTCAAATAAACAATGAAATAAGCGATGTTTTGATTCAAGCTGTCATAAGGATGCGAGGAAAGCAAAAGAGATTCGAACGATTCGGTGAAAAGTACAGGGAGGCTAAAGAGGCAGCAGAAAAGAAAGTAGATGATATTATTGCGAAGTTGACCGACTCACAAGGTGTCTTATTCTAAACGAATGTTAAATAACGGGTATCTCGGAAAGATTTACCCGTTTTTATTTGCGTATAATTAAAGTTTTGCTTTAATTTGCAATATCAAAATTAATCATAGTAGTAACGATTTAAAAACTTATTAAAGTATGAATACTAATGAAATGACGGTTGAAGATGTAATTAAATTACCGGAGTTTAAAGATGAATTAACAAATCAGCTTTGTACTATGCGTACAGATGTCGAACAAGCTAAAAACAAAATTTTGAGAAATGGAGGTTTAACGAGGCGTGTTATGTTAGATCGCATTGATAATATGACGGTTACGGACGTTATAGAAGAGTTTGAGAAAATTCTACTGAGAAATAGCGATCTCCCTGCTGCTGTGCGTGGCTTTATTTCTTCTTTGTGTGGTAGTGTATTTGTTAAGGTATTTTCTAAAATGAAACAAAATGAAGCAAAACAGGATAACAATACCGGGAAAAGTAACGAGTAACGGACAGTTGCAGATGTACATGGGTGAGTTAAACGAGTTTGCGAAACTGCACAAAGGAAAGAATATCATAGCAAGTTTTAGCGTTTACGAGCCTTCAAAATCGGTTGCCATGAACGCATATTACTACAAAGTGGTAGTACCACAGTTTCAGAAAGGAATGTACGACAATGGCAACAGGTGGAGCGAGAAAGACACCGAATTGTACATGCGGAACTTGTGTCCGGTAACAATGGGTGAGGTTGTGGATATTGAAACAGGTGAGTATCGGAGTGACCCGGTAAGTATCAACGACTTATCAAATAGTGAGTTTGTAGAATATATTGATTTTTTAAAACAGTTTGCAGCCGAGGAACTGGGAGTTTTCATAGAGGATGCAACTAAATACGTAAAGAAATGAAAGAAGTTAGAAAAGAAGATTGCGAAATGACATTGAGAGAAAAATTCGACTTGATGTGCGAGGCTCTTTCGGTGTCACCGGATGCTATTTTAAGCCGGGAGATTACGAGAGATATTTCAATTAGACGAAACTGTATTATTCACCAGTTATATGATTATCGGTTAGACGGTTTGCCTGAGCTATTAGATAGAACGAGGGCTTTAATAGTGATAGCGCACCGCAAATTTCAAAACCAGTTGGAGGTTAACGATCCGTTGGCTATTGAATACAAGCGATTAATTGATGAAAGATTGGAGAGCTATTTGAATGGCGAAGAAGAATAAACAAAACTTAGTCCTCGTTCATTGTACAGAATGTAAATATAGCTCAGACCATCATAATTTGATATGCTATTGCAGTAAGAGAAAAAAAAAGTTATGCAGTTGCCCGAATATCGGAAGGGTATGCGAGCATTATAAACCTAAAAACGAATATTAATATGTTGTACGACAATTTCGAATTAAAGAGAGTAAAATTTATCCCAAACGGTTTGGAGGTAGATTATAATGATTGTATGAATGCTGACGGTGAAACGGTTAAAACGTTTCATAAAGTGAAGAATCCGGAATATCCTCACCCCGATTTGCAGAACGAAGCCGGGAAACTGAGAGGGTATATCGTCCGGCTTATGGGTTTGATGAATTTTGCAAACATCACCTACTTATCCGATCTTTCAAAACAAGATAAGGAGTTGGATAAGCAGTTTCAAGACTTCTTCGAGATACAAGCTACTCGAATTATGATTAGGGAGATTGTGAGAGATGAAGAAAAGAACATAGTAATTATCAAATACGAGTTTACAGGTACAGACTTGTCGCTGTTTAAAATGCAGACCCCTAAAATAAATTTGGAGGGTGAAATACTGAAATTTGAGATTGACATGGACTCAGATTTAGAATCCATGAAGCACGAAATATTTGATTATCTGTTTAAGGGTAAGCGTGCACAACTTTCAATGTTCGGTGAGATAGCAGAAGCCGATGACATAAAAGACGCTGAGGATGATTCGGAGGGTGATTCCTTCTTTGATGAAGAAGATGAAAGCAATGTATCTACTGAGTAGTCCTGAAGAAATTGAATATTGTTTAAGTAGGGGATATAATCCCCTGCTTTTCAATCGACATTTTGATATATCGCCTAAAGCGAGGTATCAGTATTTGAAAAGTCTATTCGGTGACGGTCACGATCAGAGGGCAAACGAGCGGTTTTTTCGGTATATGTGGGAGATTAAGCCTCACTATTGCGAAGAATGTTTGAAGCCGTTGAAGGGGTACTCAGCCGTTTATATTAGCCATATCATAACGAGAGCCTCTCACCCGATGTTGGCGCACGATCCTCGAAATATCAACATACTTTGCTTTGAGCATCACAATCAATGGGAACACGCTAACACCCGCAAGGGAATGCGTATTTATCAAGAAAATTTAGAGAAAATAAAAGTCCTCAAAAGGGACAGTTTAAAATTGCAAAAGAAATGAAATTAGTAAAATTTAAGGTTGAAAATGGACAACACATTTTGGTTAATGCCGATTGTATTACGCATATTACCAAAAATACAAACGATACTACGAATGTTAAATGTGCTGATTCTGATTATCCTTTTATCGTTTTGGGTAGTATTGATGAAGTCGAAAAGACATTAGTCAAGGGAAGTAAAGTAGATTCGATAGCCGGCATAATGGTTATTTTATTTATAGGTATTTATATATTATCAAGTATTCTAAATTTATTCTAATATGAACTTAAACAAAATTCAGTTAATCGGTCGGGTGTGCAATGATCCGCAAGTAAAAACGTTCGATAATGGAGGTAAAATTTGCAACGTGTCTATCGCTACAAACGAACGTGCATATAAAACGAGTAGCGGCGTTGAAGTTCCGGAACGAACCGATTTTCACAACGTGGTATTCAAAGGAGGTTTAGCAGGTATATGCGAGCAGTATGTTACAAAGGGTATGGAGTTGTATGTGGAAGGAACTTTGCATTATCGGAAGTACACAGACTCGAATAACGTAGAAAAGACTATTGCGGAAATTATCGTTTCTAACATGCAGATGGGAGCGAAGCCGGGAGGCAATAGCGGTCAGCGGGCGGAATCTGCCGGGAGTGGGGGTCAGCCGCCAGTACAACCGACACCGCCACCATCACAAGCCTTAAAAGAACAGCAATTTGCAGATGATTTGCCATTCTAAAAAAGGGGGATACTCTAAAGCAGGGTATCCCCTTTCCTTGTGTTAAATAAGTGTTAAAGCTTAACGTTTTGCTTTGTGTTTTAAAAGTTATGCTTATATTTGCAGTGTCAAAAGGAAACAAAGTAGTAACAATTAAAAATTAACCAATATGACAACTTACATTTATAAAGGAGAAAAGATCAGTCATTCGAAGTTATTAATGCTTTTGCGTTCTGCATGCGTTTTTTGCGGAAACAATCTATCACATTACGAGGCTTTAGTTAAAGCGGCTGAGAATGGAAATAAAAAGGCAGCTAATATTTTGAGAGATTTAGATGTAATAACAATTAAAACTAAACATTATGTCAAATAAAAGTATGTGCGGGATTTACAATAAAAGCGTTCAAGTTTTAGATGAAAGTGAAAGTATGTGCAAAACAGGTCTTATCCCGGTTAGCGGAACAATGTATCAGATCGGTGCTTATCAATACTTTACACATTGGGAAGGTGACAAACTCGCTATTAGTGAGGCGAGTTCGGGATTCAGAGTATCAACATACAAGCGGATGGACGGTGAAACTGATTCACAGCTAATAAAAAGAGTTCTCGAAAGAATGAAAGAGTTTAATCCTTCGCTCGCAGATTGGGAAAAGGTAAAATCAATTATGAAAAAAGAGGGTATTCCTTATCCGGCAAATAAATGGGTGTCTAACTTAAAAGATATAAAATCAAATGAAGAAAGTAAGAAAGATTAATCGACTTAAAAGTCGTTTTGTTCCGGTTAAATTTAGCTTAAAGGAGCAAAGACAGTTTACCGATATTTTGAGTGGAAAAAGAAAAATCAGAAAGGATAGAGATAAGACTTTCGATTGTCTTTTAAAACTTGATGAAATTATATTGAAAGCTGATTTATACTGTGCAGGTTTGGGTGAACTTGTGTTTTCTGAGAGTGAAATGGAGGCGTTTAACAGGTTTGAAAAAGTAAAAAGGGAGTTTTATCATGGAAAGTAAATTGAATCAATTAGCAGTCCTTATTTTGCAGGAAGAAGAAGCATACAAGGACATGCAAGTAGCAAAGAAAAGACATGCCGCATGTCTTAAAGAAATGTTAGAATTTGAAAGCAAATCAAATTTAGGCAACATTCGATACTGCGGAAACTGTGTGTATCTTCCAGCTAAGAAAAGAGCCGGAAAGTATAAATGCTCGTTGACCGGAGAGAAAAAAGATTATTGCAGTGAGGGATGTGAAAAATATAGTGAATTACCATTTTAAAAATAGAAAAATATGAATAATTTGATTAAAGTTAGCGAAACTGTAAACGCAAAAGAAACTATGTGTTCAACTGAGATTGCGGAATTAACAGGGAGGAGACATGATAACATCATCAGAGACATAAGGGG